ATTTTAGAAAAGAAAGGGATGGGTCTTATGTCTCTTTGATGTGGACTATCCCAGAAGGCTTTGATTAGCTCAAATCCAAAGGATAGAATAGAATTTGTCCAATAAATTGGAATGTTATCTTATACGTACCCTTAATAGAAATAGTTTCTTGAACATTGCTGAGCTTACATTTTGGAATGCTCCAAAGCGTCTCTCCGGTAGAACGATCTTCTAATCTAAGCGAAACATAATTACTAGCAGCTACATCAGAAAAAAGAGGGATTGCTCCTACGCCCTGTAAGCCTCCAGAATTTTTAGTTCTCACTCCAGAAATAGTTCCTCTTACGCTTCTTTGTCCACCACCAGCAATTTCCTGAGGATATGGAGCGTTAATCCCCCAAATTTCATATTCGCCGGTTTGATTCTCCATAGATACAGTTTGAGTGGTAGTAAGTATCTTGTTGTTGATATACAAGCGCGTGAGACCAGATGAAATGACTAATTGATTTTGTCCCATAATTAAGGTCCGTATACGTAAGAAATTTCGTTAGCAGAAGGTGTAGGACTTTCCCAGCCACCAAGTCCGATGTCGTTTGGATATAGGATCGTATATACAATATTCACACCAGCTGCTGCGACTGTATTGATTAAGCCCTGAGCCCAAACTCTGCCACTAGCCGTGTCTGTAAGATAGGGCTGATAGTAGGATCCATCTGTTGGAAGTGTTATTGGGGCTTTTTGTGTTACGAACAATACCGAAGATCCGCTTGGATGATCTTGCTGAATAAAATACGCAGGGCTAATAAGGATAGAACCGTCTGAAGGAGTTGCAATGTAGGGAATTGGACCTTCTTGTGTTTCAGTCCCATATCCAATAACGATGTATCCTGAGGTATTTGGAAAACCGCTTGAATCTGCCACCAAAATGACATGGCTAGTTTCTCCATTGACTTCTTCTGCCAATGTTGTACTTGCTTCTCCCACAACGAATCCTTGCTGTGTATCAAAAATATAGGGACCTAGGGTTGTTGGCAAGCTTGGTCCTGCATCTGCTTCTGTAGATACTGTTGGAAAGGTTATGGTTACTACATTGTCAACAACGGTGTATATCATAATTGGCAAAACAGCGCTAACAGCAGCATATACTTTATTAGCAACAGTAGCTGCAGAGTCTCCACTTCCAACGGCAACTTCTATTCCAGTATAGGCTGGTCCAGGAGCGGGATCCGTATTTCCACCATCTACATTAAGCCAAACATAGTATTGGATTATGCTTCCCAAGTTATCCAGCATATAGTAAGCTGCAGCTCCAGATGACGGATAGAAACTTGCAGCCATTAATACGAGTTGCTGAACAGGAGTTTCAGTTATTCCATGAAGATGGGCACTTCCAATGCGAGATCTTTTAATAACCTGAGTTGTAGCGGGCATAAAGATCTGTAAGGTATTTGCTTGTGTGCTATAGACAGCAGCATAGTATTGCTTACTAAGGATTGTTTCACGAGTCGGAGTAAAAAATTGAATAGCCGTATCTGTTCCCTGAACTACTACTCCAGTAGTTCCTGTTGGGTTTGAAATTTCGAAGTATGCTACATCTACAGCACCACCTTGAGATTTAACGATTTGAAACGCACCCTGATTACTGGAAGAAGCAAAACCACCACCAAAAATATTAACGTATTGTTGGGGCTCAACTACTCCTAGAGCCGGATTAGCGCCACCACTCCATGTAAATCTTTGAAAGCCTCCGGACTGAAATGTAATGGTCCATTGTGTACTGAAATTGCCGCCTGCTGGAACAGACGATGGAAAGAACAATACGTTCTGTGCGCGACCACCTAAAACAGTTACCGAAGAAGATGCTCCGATAGTATCAGACAAGAGTTCGACATAGTTACCATTACCATTGTTGTTGACAATGGCGCTTCCAGAAACCCCCAAATTGCTAAGCCCGATAGAAATAGCATTTGCGACTTCTTGAGCTAAGGCTGCTCCTATATTAGCAAAAGAACTAGCATTAAAGGTAATAGTGCTCGTATTGGCACCATCAAAATTGACAATTAAAGTATCTCCATCTTGGAGAGAGTACGGCTCTAAATTTTGAGCAGAAGAGGTAGCCTTAACAAACACGTCCCCAAAAACGTAATCCAATACGTTATTGATGAGATCTCTAACCTGCTTACGATTTTTTACTTGAATTCCAATTTCACGAAAAATATCATCACTTAATCCAATAGTCGGATCTCTGGTAATTCCATAGTTGGCTAAAAGTAGGTCTAGGTATTGGCCTTGTGCTGTTGCAATATACAGATTGTCGTTAACTGCTTGGGCAGTATTAACAAGATAGGTGGAAGCAGTCGCCAAAGAGCCAAGAACGGCATTTACGTTCGGACCTTTTAGGAAAGGTGTGAGCCAGGCGCGAAGTTTTATGAGCTCTTGCTCGTTGGTAGTTACGGCCATCTTATGATCCTATCAAAGATACATTGATATTGTTTGTCTGAGATGGAATAAAAGCTTTTTGTCCAGTAACTAATTTAATTTCGTCGTTAGTAATATTATAGACTGGATTTGTTAGGACTACGGAAGTTACTCCTGGTATAAGCCTAACAGTTTCCACTATAGAGCTTAAGTCTAAGCTTTTACCCAGTGGGTTGGATTGGACTAGGGCGTATACAGAACTTTGAATTTGACTGGTAATTTGAGCAAAGCTGACACCAATATTCGTACGAATTGCCAATGCAATAGAAATGGACTTTAAGAGCGGCTCTCTAATAAAAATGTCAGTACCGGCTGCATTAACACCAGGATAGGTAATGGCATCTCGTGGGTCACCATAGACTACGCGATTAGCTTGCCCGATCAACCCAATATCGTAATTATAGGCATCAGTGCCGCTTACGATAACCGTTGTGAAATTGAGTTTTCCGAGAGCTGTCATGCCAACACCAGCAGATAGGCTGATCTTACTGTATTGAGCTATAGTATTAAATACAATATTGGTATAGTTAGTAGTGCCAGGCTGCAATGCAACGTAGCTAACCTGTTTGTAGCCAGTATATGCAGTACCTTCTTGGATAGATAGGGAAACATAGTTTGTAGATAGATTGGTCTGATACTGTGTAGATATGCTACCAGAAACGATGACGGTAGTAGGATTTACAACTTGTAGAACAGTATAGGTTCCAGCATTGTTTGCTCCAAGAACTGATCCGTTTACAACTAGCTTATCTCCTGGAACTGTAGCGTCGTATGGAAAGAATTGTATTTGAGGTCTATTAACTGAAAAGGTAACTGAAGAGATCCCGGACTGAGCTACGCCGGTTGGATTTATGACGCTTAAAAACGGCATTTGACCGCTTTGTGTTACCGTAAAACTAAACGCTGCGGGCATTGAAGCATCGAATGGAGTGTCTGTTTGAGCGGCTACAGTTGCAGTCACAGTCACAACATTTGAGGAAACAGAAGAGGTTAATCCTACCAAAGGAAATGCATTGAACGCAGTATATGTCTCATTTGCTACTGTAGCGCTAGAATCGCTAGAATTAATGGTAACTTCAACCAATGTAAAGCCGGGTGCGCTAGGAGCAGTATTGCTTCCACCTGAGACATTGTACCAAACCGCATATTTATTTACATTTCCACCACTGTAAATTTCGTAATAGTCGCCAGGTCCAGAAGAAGAAAAAGTACTTCCAGCTGGTAAGCTCAATTGAACTATCTGTACTTGAGATGGACCGGACTGTACGGCCATGAAACTACCCTGATTTACAGTATTGGTAGTAAAAGCAGAGAAGGTAATAGTCGAGTCGCCAGTTCCGCTTGCTTTTGTCAAAGTTCCGGAAGCTGTTGGGTTTCCTGTGCCAGTAGTAGTTAGCGTTGTTTGTGCGGCAATTGTATCGACTACGGTAAAGGTTTGTCCGTTATTGGTATAGGTTGCGCCAACAGTTGCATTTCCGCTAGAAATAGTGAAAACATATTGACTTTCAAATCCTGCACCAAAGGTAACAACATCCCCTGGAAGTACATTTCCTAGGGCTGGAGGAGTGCCGGTTCCGGTCCAAACCAAAGTTTCGGTCCCGCCATTGACAATTACATTAAATACTGTTGTAGCGTCGTATCCAGTAGAGATGGTATTTGCAGTACAAACAACTTCTTCTTCTATGGTATCGCTAGTTAAAGGAAATTCAAGTTCTTTTGGATTTTCATACCATACGCTGTTATTATTCATGCGAATAACCCTATATGTTCCCTGATTAAGAGGGGCAAATGGGGCCGATAAGATCATTGTATCGCCTTCAGAAACAGAGGTAGTAGCTGTAAAGCTTCCAGCCAAAGCTACGGTTCCCGTTTCAGCTACTGCTGAAGAATTATTAACACTGAAAGATAGTCCATTTGGAGCTACTCCGGTTACAAAGAACGTTCCGTCGTTTGCAGGGTTTGCCATTCCAGTGATAGTAATTAAGCTACCTACTGGAAGATCTGCAAAATTCGCATTGTTAGCAACTGATGGTGAACCCAAAGCATTAATAGTAGTAACGGCACTTAGGGTTACTGCCGCATTGAGAGCGATAAGGCTTCCATTGACAATTCCACCAAGAGTGTTGGTAATGGAGGTATGGGCAAGAATATTACCTTGGAAGGTACCAGCATTTCCAGAATTGATGGTAGCTGAAGATCCAACTACCCAATAAATATTAGCAGC